GGATTTTTCAAGCCCATCCTATCGGCGGCGTAGCTGTATTGCGCCGCCCAGACCGCGACGCGGATATCCACGTAGTCCACCGCGTCAACCGGGATCAGCGCGTAGCCGAAGCGGCGGAGTAGGGGGCGGAGCAGTTTCATGATGGATTTCCTTGACTGCTGAGGTGGTGATGGGTAATGAAAATGCTTCGTGACCGCTTGTAGGGAGGCCAACCCTCGTCATAATCGGCGGAACGGAGGGGCCTGGTTGGCAGAGCCCCTCATCTTCCTTCCCCATTATCAGGCCGGACATAGATCAAGGCGCCAGACCGCTGCTTTTCCAGATAGGTTGCCGCGCGCGCCATCATTAAGGTGGCACCGAACCAGCCAGCCGACGTCCATTCCATGACGGCCAAACCTGCGGCGGCACCCACGAAGCGGCGCAAATAGCGTCGGCGTACATGAATGCCGCCGGCAGCGGTCTCGCACCAATCCACCCAAATCTCATCCGGGTCTTTCAGGGCTTCGGCAAGCCGCGCCAAGTATCGAAAGCGCTGTTCATCCGCCTTCAAGGTACCATCGGCAGCCAGGAACAGATCGCGGCTGATGGCGATGCGTGTGCCGGACACATCGCGGAACACAGCAGGGCGGTCTCGCGTCGCGCCAAACTCACCCAGGAAGGCGTCAATCGCGGCATCCGCGCCTTTGCCATCCGGTGCAGGCAGCACGCTGGATGGGCGCGCGGGCGGCATGGCGGGAAGGTCGGCGGGGCGTTGCCCGGATGGCCCCCGACCGGTCCCACGATAAGGCTGAAGCGGTTCCGCCAGCGGCGGCGGCACCACGCCCTGCGTCCAGCTTGCGCCGACATTGTAATCCCAGCCCGGATCAATCCCGGCAGGCAGTGCGGAAATCTCTCCGGTGGTCGGGTCTCGATACGGCCTGGTCCCCGCAGGTGGCGCTTCATCCGGGCCGGTTTTGCCAGCGCGCGCCAAATCGCGCGGGCCAAGCGATTGCACGTAGCACCCGCAGCCCCAACCGTTCGGAGGGTAGTGCGTCTGCCAGAACGGATCATCCGCGCGCAGCACCAGGCCATCCCAGGCGCGGTGCTGCTTCCGCGCATCGCGCTTGCCGCTGTGGCGATACCGCCAGAAGGGCCGCGCCGCCAGCACATCCGGGTCCGTCATCTGCGCGTAGCGGCCGGCGGCATAGGCGGTGCGCATGTTGGTCTCATAAATCACGCGCGTGCGCCAACCCACATAGCCAGGCCCGCGATCTGCCCAGCCGAGCTCACCCAGCAGCGGCGCGATATCACGGCGGAATTCATCCAGCGTCGTGCCCTGCGCGATGGCCTTATCCATGGCGCGGCGGATATCGGCCAGCATGTCATCCGCCTGCACACCCGCGACGGACCAGGCGCGCGCATGGGCGCCATGGCGCAAATCATCCCAGGCGCGGGTTGGCGTATTCACCTTGGCGCGGAAGAAGCGGATGGCTTCTTCCGGCGGCAGGTTCAGCGCTTCAAGGCTGCCGCTCATGTGGCTGGCGTGGCTTCATCCTGCGCATCGCTGCGCCCGGCCAGGTGGCCCACGATCAAGGCGGGGGTGAGTTCATCCACCAGGCGGCCCACCGGCATGACGGCGGAAAGGCGCAGCAGGCGCGTCTCAAGATCGGCGAAATCCACCGCCGCCGAAACCTCGGCCCGGATCGCGGCCAGCAAGGCGGCCTGGGCAGGCGCGCCGCGGTGCGCAAGCTGATCGGCCAGCGCTTCCGGAATGGTGGCGGGGTCTTCGCCTTCGGCAAAGGCAGGTGGCGGTGGCAGCGTGGCAGGCTGGGCGCCCGCGATGCGCCTATAGCCGGGGCCATATCTTTCCAGCACCAGTTCTTCGGTCGGCTCATAGCCCACCTTGAACAGCTTTTCATCCAGCGTCGCGCTGGCCACCAAATCAGGCTCTTCCGGCGCCTTGCGCCAGACCATCGGCTGCGCCGCGCCTGGCAGATTGAGTTCCACAATCCACCTGAGCAGGCTCTCATTCAGTTCTTCGGACAGCATATCCGCATCCGCATCGGCCAATTCAGTGCGGACATCATTATGGGTTTCGGATGCAGCGCGCGCGCCATTCTGGCCCATCTCGGTCGTCAGCGTTTCGCCCAGAACAATCTTGGAAATCTCGGCATTCATGGCCTGCACCAATTCCTTGTGCATATCCGCCGTGCCGGTTTTGGACACCTCCAGCATCTTGATCAGCGTGCCGGATGGCACGGCCACACCTGCGCCGCGCGCGATGCCCTGGATCATGGTGACCAGCCGATCCACATCGCCATCCGATGTGCCGTTCGGGTATTCGGCATAAACGAAGGGCTGGCCATGCTTTTCGATCAGCGCATTCCAAAGCGCCACGCCGTTGCGCTTGAAGAACACGGGCCAGAACAAATCATAGCCGAGGCCCCGCCCATAGGCGTCTTCATTTTCTTCGGCCCAATAGCGCACCACGATGAATTTCCGGTCCGGCACCGGCATGCCCTGGGTGCGGTTTTCCCGCGTCAGCAGCCGCAGCTTGCCAGCACGGTCAAAGGCGAAGCGGCGCGGGTTTCGCACGCGGATATCGGCGGGCACAATCCAGGTGCGGCGCGCGCCATCCACCTCAATCTCTGCCGCTTCCCACATGATCTCCGCCACCGATATCCCGGTCAGCACCGCAGTCAGCAGGCCACGGCAGGCACGGTCGAAGCGGATCCGCTTCAGCGCGGCCTTCACCAATTCCGCCGCCAGCAAATCAGCCGGCGCTTCGCCACCTGGTTCCACCTGATATTCGCGCGCCACCACGGCATTGCGGCGCTTGCGCAGCACCGCGCCCGCATGGCCATCCCGCGCCAGGTCTTGATAGATACCGAGGCCCTTACTGCCACCGCGCGAAAGGATGATGTCGTCGCGCGTCTGCATCGTGAATGCGTAGTAATGCGCCGTGATGTCGCGTTCAAAGGTGGCGACTTCCTGCGCCAAGTCTTGCGGAAGGCGGGTGCCGCTCATGTGTTTTCCTCAGCCAAGATAGGTTGCGACTGCGCCGTGCGGCGACATGCCCAGAATGCTGCCATCATCAGGCGGCGCCATGCTATCGCTGCGCGGGATCGGGAAATTGGTCAGGCTGCCCCAGTCGCGGCTCGCGCCGTAAATCAGCAGCGCGGCGGCAATCGCCGCGTCACCATGGCGCTGGCCAGCATTCGGATCGCGGTCTTCGCCTTTCGCGGTGACCTGGCGCTGCCGCACGCGCGCCACGCCATTCAGCAATTCAATCGCGCGGAAATCTTCCACCACCAGCGCATCGGCCGGAATGTCAAAGCTGGCATCCTGGAAGGCCGCGCGCAGCTTCGGCATGTGGTCGCGGTACCAGCCTTCGGTCAGATGAATGCCTTCCACGCGATGCGCGCCGTAGCGCTGCATGGTGCGTTCCGCCAGCCAGGCGCCATTCCCGGTGCGGTCCAGCACCAGGCCGGAAAGCCGGGGCAGGCGATCCGCCAGATAGAACAGGATTTCGCGCTGCTGTTCGAAAGGCACATTGCGCAATTCAATCGTGAAGGGTGTTTTGCGCATCAGGTTCGGCATGATCTGGGCTGGCCAGATAACGGAAAGATCGGCCACGCGGCCAAAGTCCACCGCCGCCAGGCTGCGCAGTAGCGGGTCCAGCCGATCCAGCAGCGGCCGGATATTGTCTTCACACCAGCGCAGCGTCTCGGCGGTGCGGATGTGATCCGGCTGATGCACAAATTCATCGGCGCAGGTGTAGCGCAGCACGGGGATATCGCGGCTGGCGCGCGCTTCAATCAGGTGCAGCGGCAGATATCGGCCGGAACCGGCGCGCGGCACCACATCCAATTCCTCGGTCGCGCTGTCGCCATAAAAGGCGCGGATTTCCGCCTTCCACGCGGCTTCGCCTTCGGCGGTCCATGGCACGCCCAGCTTTAACGCAACGCGGCGATACAAGCCCTGGTCGCAGGCTTCATCGAAGCTGGTGCGCAGCAGGTGGTAGGGCTTTCGCCCGGCGCGGATATCATTCACCAGTTCCGCGAAGGGGTTTTCCGCACCGTCATGGGTGGACACCACCAGAATGCGCCCGCCCCAGATAAGCAGCGCCAAAGCAGCCTTTAGAAGCTCTGCCAAATGATCATGGAAGGCCGCTTCATCGATGATCACGAAACCCTGCCGACCACGCAAAGACCGGGGCCGCGATGCCAGCGCCAGGATTTCAAAGCCCGATGCAAACTTGATCCGGAAGGCCGCGATGTGCCGTTCCACCCCCTTTTCTTCCTGGTCCTGGAACAGGAATTCGCCAATCTCACCGGCGGCCATGCCAAGGCTGCGTGCCCACATGGCGCAGACGTCCACGAATTCGCGCGCCATGTCCAAGTTGTAGCCGATGTATAGCACATCCATGCCGCGATCTTCGCGCTTGGCGCCGGCGGTCAGCACGGCTTGCGCGCCCACGCCCCAGGTGGCGCCGATGCGGCGGGATTTTTCATAGACCGTGACGGAATGCTGCGACACCGCGCGCACTAGTTCCTGCTGATATGGCAGCAGCACGCCTTCAATGTCGGGGCTACTCGAAGGCTTGTCGAGTATAGTCGAGTGCTGCGACTTCGGCGCGGCCATCACACGCTGCCTTGTGCGGGTTCCATGGCGGCGGTGAAGTCAGCGGCGTTGCGGACCATCCGCGCCAATTCGCGCGCCTGGATGGGCGTCAGGAAAACCGTCGCGGCAGGTTCGGGTGGATTACCCGCCACCACCAGCAGCCGCACCAGCGCACCATCAGATGTCACCTGAATGCCCATGTCGCGGTTCATTCCGCCACCCCCAGGATGCTGGCCTTGATCGCGCGCACGGTATCGGCGCTGAGCCCCTGCGCGCGCGCCACGGCTTCGGCGGCGCGCGCGGCGCCGGCCTTGGCCTTTGCGGCTGCGCGATCTTCCACGCGCGCCACGAATTCCACATTCTGCCGGCTGGCGGTGGTCAGGCGCTGCACCGCTTCCGCCATCAGCGCCACGGATTTCGGATCGCGCACATGGGCCAGCGCGGCTTCGCTGCCTTCTTCCGCGCCGCCTTCTTCGGCGGATGCCAGGAAGTCGAACAGGAAGGAATGCATCATTTCAATATTCAGCCGCGCCGTTTGGCTTTCCGGCGCATCG